ATGGCGGAGTTGTCAAGGGTCAATGCTCCGCGCGGATCCGCGCGAACTCCAGCATAAACACGCCCTGCTGCTGCAGGGTCAGGCACTTCTCGAAGTCTCGCTGCATGGTCTCGGCGCCTATGCGGGCAAACAAATCGCCGATCTGCTTGTCAATTTCCGGCGTGGCCTTGTGCATCGCGTGGAGCTTTTGCACGTACCGGGACACAAGCAGGAGTGGGAAGCGCTGGGCATTTGCGATGTCCGCCTCGTTGCGGGATTTAGTCGCCGCATAGCAGACGGCAAATATACCGGCTGCGGCCTTGATCTCATCGTTTGTCATGGTTGTTTCTCCTTTCGCGTCGAGGGAGGCGAGCAGCACATCCTCGACATAATTTGTGATACTGCGGTTTTTGCTTGCGGCGGCTTCCGCGAGCCGCGCTTTGACTTCCGGCGTGATCCGGATGTACAGACGTTCGGTTTTTCCTGCCATATGATATCGCCTCCGCCTTTTGTTAACCCATCGGGTTATAATGCTCGGTGCGGCTCAGGACGGGCAGCTCGCGCACAACGTCGGTAAAGTCGCCGTCGGCGAAATGGAAGTAACGGATGCATGGCACATCGTTGCCGCAAAGAGCCTCGCTGAGCAGATAGATTTCGCCTTCCACGCTGATAAGGGGTTCGCCGTAGCTGGTGCAGCCCGCGTAAAGGTCGTCGGGGATATCCACGACCAACTCGTCGTAGATTTCGCCGCGGCCGCAGCTGTAAACCGTGCGCTTCTCCGCGCCGAGAAGTCCGTAATGGGCGTAAATCGTAGTTGTCATTGTGTTTTCCTCCTTTTGTTATCTTGACTATATTGTACGCCATTTGTACGTACAAATCAATAGGTGGAATGCACAAAATTTAAACTCAATATTTGTACAAAATGGCAAGGAGGCCGTTGAATGGACAATATACAAAGCAAAATAACCCCCGAAAGATTGCAGGAGCTGACGCGGATACTGCAAAAATACAAGACCGGCAAAGCGCACCTTGAGCGCCGGGTAGTGAGCGCGGAAAACTGGTGGAAGCTGCGCAACAGCAGCGAGGAGATGAAAACCACGTCGCTCGACGACGGCGGTTTCCGCAGCCGCTCCGGATGGCTGCACAACGTTATTGTATCAAAACACGCCGACGCGATGGAGGCGTACCCCGAACCCAACATATTGCCGCGCGAGCCGAATGACCGCGAAGAGGCGCGGATGCTCAGCAGCATCGTGCCGGTGGTGATGGAGCAAAACCTCTTCGAGGATACATACTGCGATGCGATGTGGCAGAAGCTGAAGACCGGCACGGGCGTATATAAGGTAACGTGGGACGCGGACAAGCTCGGCGGCCTCGGCGACATCTCGATAGAGCGCGTCGACCTGCTCAATTTGTTCTGGGAGCCGGGTGTGCGCGACATACAGGACAGCCGGTATTTTTACCACACGGCGCTGCACGACAACGACATCCTGGAGCAGAGATACCCGCAGCTTGAGGGCAAGCTCAAGGGCAGCCCGTTCACGGCGACCAAGTTTTTATATGATGACGCGGTCGATACGAGCGGCAAGACGACGGTTATCGACTGCTACTACAAGCTGTGGCAGGACGGACGCACGGTGCTTCACTATGTCAAGTATGTCGGCGACACGGTGCTTTACGCAACGGAGGACGAGGGCAAGCCGCTGTATGATCACGGGCTTTATCCCTTCGTCTTCGACTCGCTGTTCCCCGTCGAGGGCAGCCCCTGCGGCTACGGTTTTGTCGACCTGTGCAGCAACGCGCAGACGGCAATAGACCTGATGGACACGGCGTTTGTCAAAAACACTATGGTGGGCGCGATGCCGCGATACTTCAGGCGCAACGACGGCGGCGTACATGAGGACGAGTTTCTGGATCTGTCGACGCCGCTGGTGACGGTGGACGGCAATCTCGGCGATGATGCGCTCAAAATTATAGATTACCGGCCTCTGAGCGGCAATTACATGGAGTTCCAGGCCGGAAAAGTGAACGAATTGCGCGAGACTTCGGGCAATACCGAGACGGCCACGGGGTCGACCTCGCAGGGCGTGACGGCGGCAAGCGCTATTGCGGCGCTGCAGGAGGCCAGCGGCAAGGGCAGCAGGGACAGCACAAAGACCAGTTACAGGGCGTACAGCCAAGTGGTAACGCTGGTGATTGAGCTGATACGGCAGTTTTACGATGTGCCGCGGCAGTTTCGCATCACGGGCAGCCTGGGCGAGGAGAAGTTTGTGCAGTACGGTAACGCGGGCTTGCGCGGGCAGCCGCTCGGCATGCTGGGCGGGCAGGACATGGGCATGAGACTGCCGGTATTTGATATCGAGGTGAAGGCGCAAAAGGCCGCGGCGTACACCAAGATGAGCCAAAACGAGCTGGCGCTGCAGTTTTACTCGCTGGGCTTCTTTAACCCCGCGCAGGCGGACACGAGCCTGATGTGCCTTGACATGATGGAGTTTGACGGCAAAGACGCGCTGATGCAAAAGATATCGCAGATGGGCGGGATGTATCAGCAGCTCATCATGTACCAGCAGATGGCGCTGACGCTGGCGCAAAAACACGAGCCAAACCTCGCGGCGGGGCTTATGACGGCGATAACCGGTGAGCAGCCCCAGCAGCGGCAGGCACCGGCGGACGTCAACCTCGACGCGGGACAGCCGCAGGAACAGACGCGCGTACAAAACGCGCGGGCGCGGAGCAGGCAGGCGTCACAGCCGGGAGGCGCCGAATGATAAGCGTACACGCGGGGCTGACGGGGATAGACATCAAAGGCCATGCGCACTATGCGCCGCATGGCGAAGACATTGTTTGCGCGGCGGCGTCGATACTGGCCATGACGTTGATGGACATCTGCGAGGATGCGGAGATCAAACGTGAGGACGGGCACATCAGCATCAAGCACGGCGATCCGGCGGCGATACTCTTCGCAAAACGCGGATATAAGCTGCTGGCCGACGCGTATCCGGGATTTGTGGAGGTAATATGACGGTTACAACGACAGGGCGCGCCGCATACCGCGGAGGTGCGAGCCATACGGGGTATCTCGCGGGCTTTGAGACGGCAAACAAGCTCACCCGCGTGCTCCGCTACACCTTCACGACGCCTGCGGACGGCGTGAGCAAACTGAGCTTCACCGCGGCGCATCTGGCGCACAGTGCGTCGTACTCGTGGGGAGGGCTTAACTGGTACGCCACCACGTCGCCGACGTCACACGTAAACGCGGGCGCAGGCTCCGCGAGCTGCGGGACGCTGACGATCACCGGCAACGGCAAGGACTACGACATCTCCGCGGCGGCAGCGGCGGTCAACCTCCCCGCAAACACTGAGGCGTACATATACATATTCCCCAATAACACAAATTACTTTTTATGGAATTTCGCGAACGTCACGAGCCTAGACATAACGACGGCGGCGGGCAGCTCGACGATCGCGGCGATAACGCAGACGGTCGAGACGCTGGGGACGCTGACGGTGAGCCTTAACAAGGCGGTGGACGCGTTCCGCCACAGGCTGACGGTGACGGCGGGCGGCAAGACGCTGTACACGTCGGAGCTGTTCGACACCTCGCACAGCGTGACTGTGCCGAGGGCGTGGTTTGACAGCTTCCCGAGCGTCGCGACGTTATCTGCCACGGCTACAGTGACGACGTACAACGGCGACACGGCAGTGGGCACGGCGAGCGCGGCGGTGACGATAACGGCGGACGACGGCATGAGGCCGCAGATATCCGAGGGCTGGGCAACGGCTGCACCGTACAACATCGGCGCAGTGGCAGGGCTGACGGGTTACATCGCGGGCTATTCGCAGGCCGAGATAAGCTTCGACGCCGCCAAGCTGACACAGGCGGCGGGGGCTGCGCTTGCAAGCGTCACAGTGACGTGCAGCGGCGCCGTGGTCACTGCGGCACCTTACAGGACGCCCATCCTTCTCGGCGCGGCTGACGTAGTGTGTGCGGCGACAGACAGCAGAGGCCGGACAGCGACGCAGACGATACGCATCGAGCCGATGGTATATGCGCCGCCTACGCTGAGCCAAGTGCAGATACTTCGCTGCACGGCGGCGGGCGTGGAGGCCGAGGATGGCAACCATTACAGCGCAAAGGCGACGGCGACATTCAGCGCGCTCGGTGGCCAGAACACTCTGACCCTGACGGCGGCGCACAAGATACAGGGCGGCGTATACGGCACGGAGACGGCGCTCACGTCCGGCGAGGCGGCAATCATCGGCACGATATCCCCCGACAGCACGTATCAGGTGCGGATAACGGCAACGGACGCGCTCGGCAATACAACGGTGTCGGTGGCGCCCTTGCCCACCCGGCAGTGGGCGCTCAAGTTTCGCCCGAACGGGCAGGGCGCGGCATTCGGCAAGGCGGCGGAGCACGACAAGGCGCTGGAGATCCCGGCGGATTGGAGTTTTTACGTCGGCGATGAGTCGCTGACCGCGGAAGAGATCGCAGCGCTCAAGGCAGGAGGCAGCGGCGGCACGGCCGACCACAGCAAGCTTACCAACCGCGACGCGAAGGATCAGCACCCGATGTCCGCTATAACCGGCCTTGCGGCAGCGCTTGCTGAAAAGCAGCCAAATGGCAATTATCTCACGCAGGATAATTTGCAGAGTGCCACAGACGCGGCACTTGCACAAGCAAAGGCAAGCGGAGAGTTTGACGGTGCAAAAGGCGACCCCGGCACGCCGGGCGCTGCTCCGCACATTGGTGACAATGGTAATTGGTACATTGGCCCAACAGACACCGGCAAGCCGTCGAGGGGCGCAGCAGGTGCCAACGGTAAAGACGGTGCACCAGGCAAAGACGGTGCGGCAGGCTCCCCGGGTATCACTCCCACTATTGGCGACAACGGGAACTGGTATCTTGGCGATACGGACACGAGAAAGCCAAGCCGGGGAGAGATGGGCCCACAAGGGCCCAAGGGAGACACCGGAGCGCCCGGTGCACAAGGCCCGGCAGGTGCAACGGGGCCACAGGGGCCGCAAGGGCCAGCGGGAGCTGACGGCACACCCGGCGCAAAGGGCGATCCCGGCAAGGACGGAAGCGATGCCGCCGTGACTCAGGACAATATAAAGGCGGCGCTAGGATATACCCCCGCTGACCCCGGCAAATTTCTCCCTTTGACGGGCGGCACGCTCACCGGAAACCTTTATGGCAAGTATTTTTCCGGCACATGGCTTCAGTCCACGGCGGCAGGGCACCAGACGACACCGGCGACAAAGGTACCGGTGCTTGACTCTTCAGGCTGGTTCTACTGGCGCTCGCCCGCTGAGTTGAAGAGCGATATGCACGCCGACTACGTGCTCAACATCAAGGACTACGGCGCGAAGGGGGACGGCACGACCGACGACACGGCGGCCATACAGGCGGCGATCGATGCGGCAGTGTCAACGCTTGCGATGGCGGTATACATCCCCGCCGGTACGTATATCATCACCACGCCGCTGCTGATCCAGACGTACAGCGACAGCGACACGAGCATCGACGGCGTGAAGTGGTGGGAAGGCCGTGCGCCCTCGCTGATAGGCGAAAACAAGAGTACGGCCATCATCAAGAAGACCGGCAACGGCAAGCGTACAATGCCCGCGGCGGCGAGCTGGTCGAACGGCTGGGGCGCCATCGATGCCGTTATTATCCTTGGCCGCGAGGACGGCACGGAGCGCGGAACCGGTGTCACGATCTCGAATCTTAACATAAAGAATGCATCCGGCAACGCGGAGCATTGGGGTATCTACGGCGACCGCAGCCGTTGTCTGATTGAGCACTGCAACATTCGCACGGGCAGCCACGGTATACGGCTGCACAGCTTTTTCAACAGGCTGGCCGATCTCTATCTGGTCTGCACGTCGCAGGCTATAAACATAGACTACGGCACAAGCACCGTGCTCGAAAGGGTATTTTGCAGCGGTGCGGCGAATCCCTACATCATTAAAACTGCATACAGTACGCTCACCGAGGTCTGCTGCGACGGCGGCACGGGTACGATTTTTGACGTCACAGGCAACGGCGTAACGCTCATGAGCTGCGGCACAGAGTCGGCAGACGCGGACGTCTGCATCTCGGCAGGGGCAGACAGCAACATCACCGTTAACGGCTTTTACTGCTGGCGGCAGACGACCGGCGTCGTTCTCAAGCTGGCGAGCAAAGCGACAGTTACAGTATGCGGCTTGCAGCTCTACGAGCGCAGTGCCGCTACCTACAATAACACGTTCCTTGCGGACGCGGCGAGCACTGGCGCTGTCGTGGAGCTGGCGCTGATAGGCTTCAGTATCATCCGCACGTCCGGCCGGACAGGGCAGCTCCCGAAACTGTTCAGGACGCTCCCCGCGGCGAACTCCAAAATCTTTTTGGCGACCGATGGGCTGGCCGGTTACTACTACCCCACGGCGGCGGGGCTTGTGCCCTATGACGGCTATGCATCCGGCAACCGGCAGTATCTGGCCGACAACATCGCGCTCCCGAACCAGGGCGGCGTACTGGACGGGGACAAATACTACACGGGGCTTACGGTGTGGGACGCTTCCCTTGGTAAACCCAAATGGTGGACGGGGTCTGCGTGGTGGACTCCGGCGGTCGCGCCGGTCACGCCATCGGACACGACCTTCATCGAGGCTTCGAGCGGCGAGTATCAGCAGCGCCCGAACTTCACCAACTTAGCTGACCAGTCGGATGCAGATTTCAAGATGCAGACCAGATTGAACGGTTCCGGCGGAGAAAGCACAGATGTACGTACGTACACGGTGGAGACAACGGGTTATATCCCGTGCAAGGCCGGTGACGTTATCCGAGTGCGCTGCACGGATGGCACATTTGCCTCCGGCGCTGGCGCTATCTGGCCTATCGCGGTGCAGTACAACGCAAGCAAGGCATCCACCGGCGCGGTCACGTATGCGGGGTCAAGCGGCACGAGCTATGACCCGACAATTGACGCTGACGGCAAGGGCTTCAGCATTACAATAGCCAGTGCAAACACGGCATATATCCGCATCGTCGGCAACGGCGACCCGAGCGGGTTTGTGGTGAGCAAAAATGAGGAGATCACCTATAAGCAGGTATGGGTGGGCGAGCCGATGCATTTCAAAAACGACGTCAAACAAAACATGGCGAACGTGTACTTACAGGCACCCAATGGCAGCCTGTACACGCTGGCGGTGGACAACAGCGGCAATCTTTCGGTAAAGGCATTTACATCATAAGGAGGAGATCATGGCTACTTACGACGAGGAACGCAAGAAACAGGAGCAGGCCGCGATGAGCGGCACACAGCAGCAGAATACGCAGCAGCCCGCACAGCAGCCGGACAACACGCAGTATCAGGCGACCATGCAGGCGCTTGAGGGCGCGAAGACGCAGGCTCCCGTGTACGGCGGGCAGTATGACCAGCAGATACAGGATATATACCAGCAGATAGTCAACCGCAAAAAGTTCAGCTATGACGCAGCGGCAGACCCGCTTTACCAGCAGTACAAGCAGCAGTACACTCAGCAGGGACAGCAGGCAATGCGCGACACGATGGGACAGGCGGCGGCGCTCACTGGCGGCTACGGCAGCAGTTACGGGCAGGCTGTGGGGCAGCAGCAGTATGACGCGTACCTTCAGCGGCTCGGCGAGGTGCTGCCGGAGACTTACAGCATGGCGCTCAATCAGTACAACGCCGAGGGCGACGCGCTCACGAACCAGTACGCGATGCTCAACGACATGGCGACGACCGACTACAACCGCTACCGCGACCAGCTCGGCGACTGGCAGTACGACGAAGCACTCAGGCGGCAGGACGAGGAGACGGCATACGGCAGGCAACAGGACGCATACAACAAGCTGTTGTACCTAATCAACAACACCGGCTATTCCCCCACCGACGACGAGCTGACGGCGGCAGGGCTGACACGCGATCAGGCGGACAAGCTGCTCTATATGTGGCAGCTGCAAAACGCGGGCGCAAGCGGTTCCGGCAGCGGCGGCGGGGGCGGCTCTGGCAGGAGCGGGAGCACGGGAGGAAACGGCAGGGCAGCTCCGGCGACGGCGGCGAAGGGCGCGACGATGAAAGATTTTAAGCAGACGATATATAATGCCTCAAAGTACGGCGGGATAAACGGCGTGGATACCGTGTGGGAGGCGCTGGAAAAGATGAGCCCGCAGCTTAGCGATACGGAATTTAATGAACTATACGAGTATGCCGAGAGCCTTAATAAGGGCACAGGCAAAAAGCCGAGTAAAAAGCCGGGCGGCGCCGGAAGCGCAAGACCGAGCACGATGAGAGAAAAGTAAGGAGGGCGCTATGCCTGATATCACAAAAAATGATGCTGCGCGCAAAAGAGTTGAGCAGATACGTGAGCAACGGAACGCTGCCGCGAAAAGCAGCCTGCCGCAGGACAGAGCGGCCAAGATAGAGCAGCTGCGCAGCCAGAGCGGCGACCAGCAGGCATATGCAGTCTATAACTGGACTGTGGATAAGATACAAAATAGCGACGAGTCTGACGAGTGGAAGGGCTACGCTATGGACTATGCGCGGTATGGGCGGCAGTATCAGGACCAGCTCAAACAGGGCATGACCGGACGGCAGTGGGCGGCTGACGTGAACAAGCGGCTTGAGGAGCTGCAGGCACAGCAGCGAGCCGCGAAAGCCAAGAACAAGCCGAGCGGGGTCGAAGACCCCAGCCTGTGGGTGACGACAACGGAGCAGTACGACGCGCTTCCGGGCGCCATGAGTGAATACAGGCAGCGCGAGGCAAGCCGCAAGGCGGACTCCGACGCGTATGACAAGCAGCTGGCTCGGCTCCTCAAAGAAAAAGAGTGGGCGGACTATTTCGCCGACGCCGGGCTGAGCGACGAGCAGGGCTATACAAGGGGCGTTATCAGCGGGCGCACGGCGTATGACGGCGCTGCCGATAAGCGCAGGCGTATAGCGGAACTGGAAAACAGGCTTGTGACGCTCAATCAGAATACCGGCTGGGCGAGCACGGTGGAGCAGTCGGACGAGATCGAGCGTGAGCGGAACGCCATCCAGCAGGAGCTGGAATCTCTTGGCGCGGGCTACAAGAACGCGCAGCAGGCGGACTATGCCACGAGCTGGCGCAACGGTGTCCGGGATAACTGGACGGATGAAGAGCGCAGCAACTTTTACTACCTCTACAACGACAATAAGGACGAGGCACAGGCTTATGCGCGGCGCATCAATGACAGATACGCTTATTCGGACGCGCAGGCGGAGAAGGAAAAGGTCGGCGAGTGGGCAAGTCAGAACTTCTGGACGGGCTTGGCTGGCACGGTAGCCTCCGTGGGGCTGACTATGACGTCTCTTGCCGACACGCTTGACAGGACGAAAGAATATGCGGCGACAGGAGACATCTCGGCCAAATCCGGCCTCACTCCCGCGGACATAGGCATGGCGATGACGTCCGCAATTGCCTCGTCACTGAACGAGAAAAGCGGGACTATCAACGACAATGTGTGGGTCATCGGCGGCAAGGGCTTGGGCGACCTATACGAGACGGGGGTAAGCATCCTCAACTCCCTCGCATCTGTATACATGCTGGGCGGCGTGGGCACGTACGCCAACTTCTTCGGGCAGGCGAGCAAAACGGCCTACGAGGAGGGCATACAGCGCGGGCTCAGCGTAGACAAGGCGCTGACCTACGGCTACGCAAGCGGTGTCGCCGAGGTCGCGGGTGAGATGTTCTCAATAGAGCATCTGATAAAGATGAAGAACCCCTCTTCGCTCAAGGGCATTATCAAGAACATCTTCGTGCAGGGCGGTATTGAGGCAAGCGAAGAGTCTGCCACGACGCTGATGAACACGATCTCGGACGCAATAATAAACGGCGACAAGAGCGAGCTTGCGAGTAACTACTACGCGCTGATACAGGCGGGTTACAGCCCTGCGGACGCTGAAAAGCTTGTAATAGCGGACTGGACTCAGGGCGTTATGTATGATGCCTTGGGCGGCTTTGTGAGCGGCGTCGCAAGCGCCGGCGTCCACAGCACCGTGCAGGGCAGTATGACATACAAGGGCGATGCGCAGGAGCTTATCGACTACGCCAAGAGCGAGGGCTCGGACACCGTAGCGGCGAAACGTGCGCAAAAATACGAAAAGCGCGTACAGAGCGGGAAGCGCATGACGAACTATCAGGCGGGGACGCTCACGGAGCTTGCGCAGGAGGCCGTGGTCTCGAAAGACCTCGATAACATCCGCGAGGCCGTCGGCAAGCGGCTTGCCGCGCTCGGCGAAAACAGTTCAGCGCTCACAGAAGCCGTTGTACGGCAGGCGGTGCAGCAGGAGGCAAAGGCGGCGGACATCAGCGTCCCGAAGGTCACGGAGAAGCAGCGCGGCCTGATCCAGAACAGCAAGGCGGCAAAGCGCGTGCTCTCCGAGATGGACATCGGCAACATGCGCATGGAGACCGCGGCGGAGCTGAGCGGGCATGACGGCAGCCAGTATCAGCACTCTAACGAGTGGGCACGGGATATCGGCACACGCATCATTGCACCCGGCGAATACGGTGTACGCAGCACCAACACCGTGACCGCAGAGGAGAAGCGGGCTGACGTGAAGGTCGGAGACGAGAGCGGCAAGGTCGTCGGCTTCAAGGACGGCATGGCGCGCGTCGAGGTCACGGAGAACGGCAAGAGTACCATCCGGGAGGTAAAGCCCGACGATGTGCAGCAGCTCCCCAAGCAGACGCGCAGGCTGTTTGACGAGATATCCCGCTATGACGGCGACACGCAGGCGGCAATGTACGCGGCGTATATGCCGGGGCAGGACATAGCAGCATACGTGCAGGCGGCGGACACTGCGATGAACCTCTACGGCGCGCAGACCAAAGCAACACTTGAGCAGGCGCGCAGTTTCGGCAAGGCGACCTTCCGGATGCTGAGCGACGCCCAGCTCGACGCGCTGATGCAGGCAGGGCGCAAGCTCGCGGGTCAGCGGAAAGCGGCGGCGGAGCGCACCGGCGAGAGCAAGGGCGAGGTCAAGCAGGGCAAGGTGTCCTACGACGGCGGCGAGGCCGACGGGCGCAAGCTCAAAGCCCCAAGCAAGGAAGCGATAGACCGCATGAGCGACGCCGAAAAGACCCTTGCGGAGGCGCTGACGGCTACGGGCGTGAACGTTGTGTTCTTCGAGAGCGAGGCAAATGCCGAGGGCAGATACAGCGGCGCGCAGGGCATGTACTACAACGGCACGGTTTACCTCGATGTGAACGCAGGCATGAACAGCGTGGAGAGTGGGCAGCGGACGATAGTTCTGACGGCGGCGCACGAAATGACGCACTTTATCCGCGAGAACAGCGAGGCCGGATATATAGCGCTGCGCGAGTTCATAACCGACAGGCTCATGCAGCAGGGATTGGATATCGAAGAGCTTGTCACGCAGAAGCGCGCAAGAGAGAGCCGCGAGCTGAGCTATGACGAGGCCGTGGAGGAGGTAAGAGCCGACGCGTGCGAGACGGTTCTGACGGAGCCGACGGCAATAAGGCAGCTTGCAAGCGATAATATGCCTCTGGCAAAGAAGATACGCAAGTGGCTGAATGATTTCTTCAGGAAAATCAAAAGCGCGTTTGCGGGGCTTGAGGCCGTCCACGACGAAGCTAAGGCCATGACCGAGTACATGGACGAGCTGCGGGCAATGTGGGACGACGCGCTCTCCGAGGCCGTGCGGAACAGGGCAAACAAAAACGCCGCCGAAAACGGCGACAGGGTAAGACATTCTTATGGCGGCAGGGGTGCAGAGAACGCCAACCTTGATGAATTAGACAGGGCTAAGCGTTTGCTTGCGCAAGGAGTTGACAAAGATGCTGTTAGGAGAGATACAGGCTGGTTTAGAGGCGCTGATGGTCAATGGCGCTTCGAGATAGACGACAGTGGATTGATTTACAGCAAGACCGGGAATATTCTCGGCTATGCAGACAGCGCGAGAGCGCAGCATGAGTATGCGGCGAAGTGGCTTGCGCTTACTTCGGCGGAAATGACGGACGCGCAGCGTGGCGAACTGGCTGAATACATAAAGCAGCGCAACAACGGCGAGTTCAGCCAAGAGCTGTATAACAAACTAACAGAATATTGGGGAACCGCCTTTGAGGAATACGCCGCAGCGAAAGAGGCAATGCTTGCCAGGTCAAACGCGTCCGGGGTTACGGTGGGCGACTACATAAAGCACGACGAGCTTTTCGGGCAATACCCACATCTTAAGGACTTAGGGCTTATTTTTGAGGACTTGGGCAGCGGAGAAAAAGGATATTTTAATGGGCTCGAGATTGTTATTGACCGCAGTCTAAAAGACGCGCCGGAAAAAACCCTGCTGCACGAAATACAGCACGCTATACAGCGGTTTGAGGGTTTCAGCAAGGGCGCATCCGTGGAGTATTGGAATCGGCAACTTGAGGCCGGGAAAAATGTGCGAACGAGGGCGCAGCTCATGGAGGAGGCACGGATAGAGGGTCAGATTGCAGAGTTGCGTATTAAGTCTCCTGAGTTTTACGCAGATATGGTGCGGCTTGAGGAAATGTCGCCTACCGTGCCGAGAGGAAAAATAGACTGGGACACGCTCGAACAGGTTGAACCCGATCCCCCGGAATGGCAGCGTTATGACGCGCGCAGAGAGGAGCTTGAGCAGAAGTACGGCGAAGACAGAGTGTTCTCCGCGATAGACCTTTTTAACGACCTTGCGCAGAGCCGCAAGACAACGCGCCAACTGCCGAGTGAGCTGTATTTCAACACAGCCGGAGAGATTGAGGCGCGGGACGTGTCTGCGAGAGCCGCGCTTACAAAAGCCGAGAGAGCCGCCAAAGCGCCGAACCTCGGCGACGGCAATACGGTTTGGGCGAAGTATTCCATTCGTGAAGATGCTCCGGCAGAGATACACAAAGCCGTAACAGACAAAAACTATGGCGGCGATATCTGGCTGACCGATACTACCCCAAGCATAATGCTTGGCCGCAGAGGCGTAAACAATCTTCCGATGCTTATGAAGGCTTCTCATATCCGCGAGAACATCCTTACGAAGCAGGAAGCGGCGACTCTCGGAATAGATACGAGCGAACGCATACACTATCATGGGCTTGGCGAGGAGCTGTTCAAAAAGGTTATTGACGGGCTTGATGATATTACTGTTGCTTATCGCGGCACACCAAGGGCAAGCGACCCATCCAGACGAGAGAACAGTTTCCTCTTGCTGTCCTCTGTGAAGGACGGGAGCGGGAACACTATTGTTGTGCCGGTTTACATCAATGAGATGGGGAACTATAACAGAGTGTTCATGCAGACAAACAAGATAGCCTCTGTCTATGGCAGGAGCGCTGTCTCCGAATATATAAAGCGTGAGGTTGCTAAAGGCAATCTTGTGCGAATAAAAAAGAGAAGCCCCGTCAACAGTGAATCCCCGGCACCAACGGCCGTCGATTATAATGACGTCACTTCTCAGGCAAAGGCGGCAAACAAGTCTGCGATGGCCTTTGGTAATAACAGTATACGCTCCTCTTCCGAAAATAGCAATACCAAAATTAAAAAATCTGAGAGAGAAATTGCGCAGGAGCGCGGCAAGCGTCGGGCGGAGATATACTCGGAGCTGCAGAGGCTTAAGGACGAGCGCAGCCGCCTACTTGAGCAGGACGCTGACTATGCAGCAGCTCAGGAAAAGCGACGCTATGCGACAACATTCCGCGAGCGAGTTGATGCAACACACGCACTAAATGCGGCAAAAGCCAAGATTGATACAGCAGAGCTTGACGAGAGGATACAGGCGCTCCAAGATGAGCGTTCTGCCATTGACGAAGCGGAACGTGCAGAATACAACGCCGAAAAAGAAAAGTACAGCGGAACAAAAACGCGCGGATATGCTGAACTGCCGGACACAAGAACCGTAGAGCTTGACGAGAAATACAATGACGCGGTCAAGCGCGGCAACAAAAAAGAGACACAGGCTCTTGTACTTGAGGCGGCGGAGCGTGCTATGCCGGCTTCGGTTGTTCGAGATGAGGGCGGCAAGCTGCTGCCGGTGTATCACTGGACAAATGCAAGATTCAACTCCTTTGACCGCAGTTATGCCAGAACCGGCAACGAGATGGACGGGTTCTTCTTTGCCCCGGATGCAGAGTCTACGCGCGAATACGGAAATAACGCCGTGCGAGCTTATTTGAACATCACAAATCCCGCGTATGACCCATATCTTGACCGCACACACGAGGACTCCGGTACGCTGCTGAGAGAACGGCTTGCATATGAGGGCTATGATGGAGTCATTCGCACGGAAAACGACAAGATAGTTGAGTACATGGCATTTGACCCGGAGCAGATAAAATCCGCTGAGCCTGTCGTGTATGACGATAACGGCAAGGTCATCCCCCTGTCGGAGCGCTTTAATTCAAAAAGCCGAGATGTCCGCTATAGTAACCGCGACGTTGATTTGACTGCAAAATATCCGCAGCTCAACCTCAACGAGGACATATCGGAGCTTGACGGCGTACCCGCAATAGAGCTTACTGACGGCAGCGTTCTGCCGATAACCGAGCGCGACGGCAGATACCCGACGCACGTATCCTTCATAGAGGCGAACCGCATAGACGTTGACGACCTCAAGAGCGGCGGCTGGATAGGCAACGGCGTATATGACCCGTCTTTCACCAGCGACACGCAGCGCTATATAGAACGGCAGCAGGCGAGAAAACGCGTGGCGGAGCTGACGGGCAAGCAGTATGAGCAGTTCAGGTATTCCATGCGCGACGATGCCATGACCGACAGGGAACTTCTCGCGAGGGCGCTTGACAGCGTAGCGGCGACGGAAAGCGAAAGAAAGCTTCTTGCGCAGTACCGCACCGAATTTGACCGGTATCAGGAGCTATACGACAAGCTGGACGATGCGCAGATAGAATACAGCGCGGCGCGGCGGGCGGTTGATGACGCATACGCTCAGGCCAAGCGCAGCAAGCTCACCGCAGAGGAACGCCGCAGAACAGAAGGCGCGTGGCGCGAAAGAATAGGCGCGCTCAAGGCAACGCAGCAGGAGGCGCGGGAGGCGCGTGACAAGCTGCTGAAAGAAGTTGACGCGCAGGACAGAAAGCTTCTCAAGCTGCGCGCGATGAACCCAGTGAAAGACATGCTTTCCCGCGCAAGGGCAGATATGCGCGAGACTATCAAGGCAAGGCAGAGCAAAACCGACACAAGGGCAAAAGTGCGCGATATGGCGAAGAAGCTCAGCGACCTGCTCCTCAAGGAATCGAAAGAGAAACACGTACTGCTTGAGCTTCAGAAGCCTGTGGCTGAGGTCCTGGACATGCTCAACCTCGACACCGTCAACGCGGCGGAGCGCGTCGCCAAATACGACGCGGCCATAGCAAAGACGACAGACCCGGAGATGAAGCGCGAGCTTGCGGAGACCCGCGACAGAATACAGGCGCAGGGCGACAGACTCAAGACTCGGCTGGATGCGCTGCACACGGCTTATCAGGCAATCGCAAACTCTGCCGACCCGACGGTGGCGAACGGCTACGACGAGAACATAGCTGCGAAGATGCAGGAGGTCTCACAGCTTGTAGGCGACACGCCGCTTGCGAAAATGACGCAGGAACAGCTCGACGCGGTGCACGATCTGCTCAAGATGACCTATACCGTTGTATCGAAAGCGAACAAGGCGTTTGTGCTGAATCAGAAAGCGGGCATTGAGGAGAGGGCGCAGGCAGAGATCGACAGGCTCTCCGCAACAGAGGGGGCAGACCTCGGACTCAAGCCAGTGCAGTTTGCGAAGAGGCAGTTCTGGTCAATGCTCAAGCCCGGCGAAATATTCCACAAGGTGGGCGGCGAGCTTGAGCAGGCTTACAACGAGGTACGCAAGGGCGAAGACGTCAGAGCACGGGACGTTGTAACGGCGCGCTCGTTCTTCCTGCAGGCGGCTGAAAAGCACGGATACTTCTCTTGGGCGCTTGAGGAAAAGCACGATTTCGTCTCGGCTCAGGGCAGACCGTTCAGCCTGTCGCTTGATGACATGATGTCCGTTTACGCTACCAGCCGCCGCGAGCAGGGCAAGAAGCATCTTGAAGCGGGCGGCATAGTGTTCGGCAAGAACGGAAAGATAAAGGTCAAGAAAAAAGGCGTCACGCTGACGATGTCGCAGATCAAGGCGCGGGCATACACGCTCGACGAACAGGTGCTCGACGAGATCATAGGCAAGCTCACGCCGGAGCAAAAGGCTTTCGTAGAGGAGATGGAAAACTGGCTTTCCACGAAGCCTGCCGAATGGGGCAACGAGGTATCGCGCGAGCTGTACGGTATAAACCTGTTCAAGGAGAAGGTCTACTGGCCTATCAAGAGCGCGTCGGAGTACCTGCAAAGCCGAAGCGGCGACAGCGACAATATAAAAATCAAGAACAGCGGCTTTACGCGCAGCACGGTCGAGAAAGCCAACAACCCGATATACATAGGCGGCTTTGTGGACACCTGGAGCCAGCACGTATACGAGATGGCAACGTATCACGGCTTTACGCTGCCGCTTGAGGACTTCACGAGGATATTCAACTACGCGACCAGCGCGAGCGACATAGAAAACGGCGCGAACTCTGTCAAGGCGATGCTTACAAACGCGTTCGGCTCGGAAGCGCCGGTGCAGCAAATAGAACTCCTACTCAAGGATGTGAACGGCAGCGCGCGGTCTGACCCCACGACGGAGCTGATGAACAAGGGGCTTGCGTTTATGAAGAAGTACGCGGTCGCCGGCTCGTTGTCGGTATCAATTCAGCAGCCCTCGGCAATAGCCAGAGCAACGGCATATATCGACCCAAAGTATTTTGCCGGGGAGAAGATAACCGCCGAGAAGCACAAGGAGCTGTGGGAGCACATGAAGAAGTACGCCCCCGTGGCCGCCATAAAGGAAATAGGCTATTTTGATCAGGGATTGGGCAGAAGCGCCCGCGAGTGGATGACCGCGCGGGAATATGACGGACTTGCGGAAAAGGCGAAAGGCCTCGCGACTGACAGCAACTACCGGAGCGACGTTATTATGGCGCTTCCGGGGCTGATGGACGAATTGACATGGTGCTCCATCTGGCAGGCGGTTGAGCGCGAAGTAGCGGACACGACAAACCTCAAAACCGGAAGCGAGGAATTCAACAAGCGAGTCGGCGATAGGTTCACGCAGATCATAACGGAGACACAGGTCTACGACTCCGTGTTCTCCCGAAGCGCGATGATGCGGTCGAAGGACGTCGGCGTCAAAATGGCGACGGCGTTCATGGCGGAGCCGCTGACGAACGTCAGCATGGTGGTTGACGCGATAGACGACTTCCGAAACGGGCGGAAGGCGCTCGGAGTGCGAAAGCTGGGTTCTGTTGTTGCTTCCATGCTTCTCAACAGCATACTCGTGTCGTTCGTCTATGCGGCGCGCAACGATGATGACGACAAGAGCTACATCGAAAAATATATAGCTGCGCTGACCGGGGAGCTGAAAGACGGATTCAACCCGCTGACGTATATCCCCTATATCAAGGACGTTGTGTCGATAGTTCAGGGGTACGACGTGGAGCGCAACGACATGACCATGATTGCCGACCTCTGGAATGCGTACACTTCGCTGAAGAGCGACAAGAAGTCCACGTACAGAAAAATTGAGGACTTCGCGGGGCGCATTGCGCAGATATTCGGCCTTCCGCTCAAAAACGTGATGCGAGATATGCGGGCGGCCTACTACACATACGACACCATCGCAAACGGCGAAGAGACGACGTGGCGGGGCGCGCTTCAGGCGGTTGCCGAGGGATGGACAGGAGAAAGCCCCTCAAACTCTGAGCAGCTTTACGACGCGCTGGTGAGCGGGAACGTGAAACAGGCAGACAGGGTAAAGGCGCGGTTTGAGGACGAGAGCGCCGCTCAGACCGCAGTGAAGAAGGTCATCCGCGAGAAATACGCGCCGACAGACGGCGGGAAGCAGAGCATAGACAAGCAGACCGCTATAAAGCAGCTGCAGGACTACGCCGGAATGAGCAAGCAGGAGGCAGAAAAGCAGGTAGCCAAGTGGACGGTCTCTCTAGCGTACGGCTTTGAGTACGGCGACACCAAAGACGAGTACCTTAACGGCAACATAACCATAGACAAGGCGAAGCGCGTGCTTATGGGAGCCGGAGCGACGGACATGGAGGCGGACGCCAAGACGCTGCAGTGGAAGTTTGAGAAGGACACCGGCATAGCCTACGACGATATGTCTGATGCATACGTGAGCGGGGATATCTCACAGAGCGATGCGGTGAACTACCTCGTCAAGTACGGCAAAACATACAGGGCGGATGCGGAAGCAACGGTTCAGCAGTGGCAGTGCGAGAAGGACACGGGCTTCAAGTACAGCGAGCTGAAGGATCTGTATGTTGCGGGGACAATATCGGCGGATCGCGCGGCGGCGCTGCGGAGCAAATACGGCGGAGCCTCAGAGGACGACGCAAAGTCAACCGTGCTGCAGTGGCAGTGTGTCAAGGACACCGGCATTGAATACTCGGATATCCGCAAGGCGTACGAGGAGAAACGCGTCTCCGGCGAGGCCGTTGAAAACATGCTGATGAAGTACGGCGGCAAGAGCAAGGACGACGCCGCTGCCAGACTCGAGAAATACGACTTCACCATCGCAAACCCCGGAACCGAGGACATATCCGATGCGGCGGTGCAGAAGTACAACGAGTCCGTAGCGGCGGCAGGCATAAGCGGGAAGGATTATTACACATCGTGGCAGATGTACAACCGCACCGAATCGGACTATGACGAAAACGGCAAGCCGATAAGCTACTCGAAGCTTTACAAGATTGCGGCGTACATCGACAGTCTGAACCTGACCAATGCGCAGAAGGACGCGATGTTCTGCGCGTTCTATACCGCGCGGAACCTACGGCGAACCCCGTGGCACTAATACGCGGACACACTGGGAGAAATCCCAGTGTGTTTTTATATTTTTTGAAAAATTTTCGCGTTTTGGGGTTAGAGAAATGAGAGCGGGATTTGTTATCATAAAGCTAAGAGTCGTGGCCTTAAGCCAGAGAATAAACAAGGAGGCATCCTATGCACACAAAATTTGACTTCGACCTCCAGCTTTTTGCCGAGGGCGGCGCACCCGCAGGCGAGGGCGGAGGAGAAGCAACGGGCGAAAGTACTGCCGACGCCGGGCAGAGTTTTGAAGCAAGACTTGAGGCCTTGAACGTACCCAAAAGCAAGATAAGAAAGGGCGCATACAAGAATGCCCCGACACCCGCGGCGCCTGCGCAGCAGGAGGAGCCGCACGAGAAGGAGCCGGAGCAGGAAGAAAGCGGAGCCGCCGTCCGCAAGAGCTGGGATGAGGTCAAGGCAGAGTACAAGGCGGAATTTGACGCAGAGATGCAGGGCACGATCAAAAGACGGCTGAAGAACAGCGACGCAGAGCTTGAGACACTGCGCGCGAAGGAAGCCGCGGCCGCGCCTCTGTATGACTATCTGGCCAGCCGCTACGGACTCGACGCCGCTAACCTGAACGTGGAGGAGCTTATACAGAAGTTCCGCGAAGACGACGCCATGTTCGAGGAGGACGCGGCGAGACTGGGGACAGACGCAGGCACGGCCAAAAAAATGATTCTGGCCGAACAGGACGGCAAGCGCAAGGCGCGCGAAGATGAAGCCAACCGGCAGGCACGGCAGAAGGAGCTGGAGGACGCATTCAAGCGTCAGCAGGCTTCCAGCCATTTCGACGAGCTGCGCAGGCAGGGCGAGGAGCTGAAGAAAGAGTTTTCGGACTTCGACCTTGCGGCAGCAATGAGCGACGAAGCGTTCGTGAAATTCACGCAGCCGGGGAGCAACATAAGCGTACGCGCGGCGTATCTGGCACTGCATCCGGAGGTGCAGGAGCAGCGCGTGCAGCAGGCGGCAGCAAAGGCAACGGAGGCTGTTTCCGCTTCGGTCGCCGCCAACAGGGCGAGGCCGAGGGAAAACGGCAGTCAGGCCGCCACGCTTGCGACAAACGACCCCAGAAACATGACGAAAGAGGAACGCGCGGCACTGCGTAAGAGAATTTACGCCGCCGCCTACAACGGGGAAAAGCTCCCGTTAGGAGGCTGACCCCATGAGATGAAAGGAAATATATGAACAAGTTTTTTAACCTTCAGTTTTTCGCCGACGCGGGTACGCTTGTAAACGCTACCGGCAACTATGTCAACGCGGGCACCGGCACGACCACCGCGTTCGACGCCACCCACACCCTCGCACCCGAACTCAAGGCGTTCTACGACACTGAGCTTCTCGAAAACGCCCGCGTAGAACAGTTCTACGCGCAGTTCGGCAAGAAGCAGCCGCTCCCCAAGAACCACAAGGGGCAGGTCGAGTGGCGCAAGTGGAACACCTTCGAGAAGGCCTCGAAGCTGACCGAGGGCGTCATCCCCACCGGCCAGAAGTTCGGCGTCAGCTCGCTGACCGGCAGCATCGACCAGTACGGCACCTACACCTCCATCACCGACAAGCTGGAGCTTCGCGCCTACGACGACGTCATCCTCGGCGCGACCGAGGAGATGGGCGCTTCCGCCGCGGAGACGCAGGAGAAACTGATCCGCGACGCGCTGCTCGTCGGCACCAACGTCCTCTACTGTGACAACGTCGACAAGGATACCGGCGCGGTCATCGGCACTCCGACCAGCTGTGCGACTATGGGCGCAGGCGGCAGCACTGCCAGCGGCGGCAGCTCCACTCCTGACGGCTGGGCGCTGCTTACCCCCGCGATGATCAACAAGGCCGTGACCATAATGAAGAAGAACCGCGTCCCGCGCATCAACGGGCGCTACTACGCCGTCATTCACCCGTCTGTTGCGCATGACCTGCGCGAGAGCGAAGGCTGGATCGAGGCGCACAAGTACGCCGCGCCCGAGGAGCTGTTCAACGGCGAGATCGGCGAACTGCACGGCGTACGCTTCATCGAGGACGCGTTCGCCCCTGTTCTCGGTGGCACCACCTACAAGAACAAATCCGAGGGCGTGACCTACGCGACCTACTTCTTCGGCAAGGACTCCTTCGGTATCATCGACCCGGAGGGCGGCGCGCTGGAGATGATAGTCCACGACAAGGACGAGATCGGCGGGCCGCTGAACCAGTTCAGCACCATCGGCTACAAGTTTGAGACGAACGGCGCGACTATCCTCTATCAGGAGCGCATGCTCCGCGTGATGAGCGTGTCCACCTTCTCCGCAACTGACGCGGCCAACTGACAACAAACCGGCGGGGACATTCCCCGCCGGAACCTGAAAGGAGATTAACATGGCAAAGAACACCGACATGGTTGAAGTAACCATACCGAGAGGCAGCGACAGGGGAGACCCGAACCTCTTCGTAGCTGTCAACGGCGTCAATTATATCCTGCCGCGCGGCAAGAAAAGCACCGTCCCGAAGTTCGTCGCGGACGAGATAAAGCGCAGTCAGGAAGCAGAAGACAAGTTCTATGAGACCAGAGACGATTTGAAACAGGAACTTCCGAAATTCTAACAGGCGGGCGGCAAACCCGCCTGTTTTAGGAGATACACATGACCGTACTTGAAATAATAAATAGGGCGGACACGCTTGAGCCGAACGCATATTCGGCGGACGAGAAAATACGCTGGCTGTCAAACCTCGACGGGAAAATCTTCGAGGAGGTCATAAAGACCCACGAGGGCGGCGCAGAGAGCTTCACCCCGTACAGCACAGGCGACGAGGAGCTGCTGCTCGCAGAGCCGTACGGCGAGGACGTGTACACCCATTACATCGCGGCGATGATCGCGGCGGGAAACTCTGAGGCGAGCCGGTATAATCAGCAGATAGCGATGTACAACGCGAACTACGGGCAGTGGTTCAACTGGTACAACCGGACGCACAGGCCGCTGCCGAAAAGCAAACGCTTCGTGTTCTGAGGTAAATAGTATGCCGACATTCCCATATTTGGACGCGCAGACCACACAGCGCGACACGACAGATTCGTTTTACGGCTACAATCACCAGACGAAGATAGGCAAAGGCGAATTCTACGAGACCCGAAACCTGAGCACAGACCACACGCCGATGCTTGCGCCGCGCAGGCCGCGCGGGATTACTGAAGTGAGCGGGGAGCTGCAAGGGATAATAGAAAAAGATGCGCTCGCATACGTTGCGGGCGGAACGCTCTACTACAACGGCACTGCGACGCCCGTGACGGGACTTGCAAGCGGCTCTAAGCAGCTCGTAAGCATGGGGGCATATATAATCATATTTCCGGACAAGGTCTACTACAACACCGCAGACGGCGCAGACTACGGCAGCATAGAGGCGACGTTCAGCACGACCGGAAGCGTAAGTTATGCGCTGTGCCGCGCCGACGGCGACGAGTATACCGCACCGACGGTATCGGCAACGGAGCCGGACAACCCGCAGAATCTTGACCTGTGGATAGACACAAGCTCCACGCCGCACGTGCTGCGGCAGTATGGCAGCGCGGCTGGAACGTGGGCGGAGATCGTGACGGTGTACACCAAGCTGACGTTCTCCACGCAGGGGCAGATACCGGCGCTGTTTGCAAAATACGATGGCGTGACCATCAGCGGCGCAAGCTTCGCCGACGCGAACGGGGACAAGATTATCTATGCCGTCGGCGGCGAGGCGGGCAAGGTGGCGGATTATATCGTCGTCGTGGGGCTGCTTGAGAAGGCATACAGCGACGAGACGAGCGATATCACGATCAAGCGCAGTGTGCCGCAGATGGACTATGTCTGCGAATGCCAGAACCGGCTATGGGGCTGCTATTACGGCAACGACGGCACGCAGAACCTCAACGAGCTTTACTGCTGCGCACTCGGCGACTTCAAAAACTGGCGGCAGTATCTCGGCCTCAGCACAGACAGCTGGACGGCTTCCGTCGGCTCGGACGGAGTATGGACGGGATGCGTCAACTATCTGGGCAGCCCACTATTTTTCAAGGAAAACCGAATACACCGCATAACCGTGTCTTCAACGGGGGCGCACAGAGTAGCGGAGACGGTAGCGCGAGGCGTCCAGCGCGGGAGCGGCCGGAGCCTTGCGGTCGTCAACGAGACGCTGTACTACAAGTCCCGCGAGGACATATGCGCGTATCAGGGCGGCTTCCCCACGGGCGTAAGCGAGGCGCTTGGGCAGGAGCTGTACAGCGATGCGGCGGCCGGAGCCGTGGGCAGCAAGTACTACATTTCCATGAAGGACAAGGCCGGAGGCTGGCATCTGTTCTGCTTCGACATCTCGAAAACGCTGTGGATGCACGAAGACGAGCTGCACGGCGAAGCTTTCGCGCGCGTGGATGACGAACTGTACTGCATTGCCGGCGGGAAGCTTGTCGGCCTGCTGGGCTACGGCGGAACGCGTGAGGCGGACGTCAGCTGGGAAGCGGTCAGCGGGATTATGTACTATGAGTACCCCGGCAATAAATACATATCGCGCTATGACATCCGGCTGAACATGGCGAAGGGCGCAAAGTTCGAGGTCTACATCGAATACGACAGCACAGGCGTGTGGCAGCGCGGCGGAAGCGCGACGGCCTACAGAGAGGGCACGACAAGCTATACGTTCCCGATACGTCCGCGCCGCTGCGACCATATGCGGCTCAAACTGTGCGGCACCGGAGAGAGCCGAGTGTTCTCAATCGCGCGAATCCTGGAGATAGGGAGCGACTACCGATGAGCGTTTTTGATATGCCCCCGATCTTGCAGGGGACGCCTGAGCAGCAAATCTCGGCGCTGCGGAACTTCCTCGTACGGCTCGCAGACAACTTGCAGGCCGAGTTTGGCGACGACAAGATCAACGAGGCGGTAAAGCAGGCAACCACCGCCGCCGCGGTAGGATCCGGCAGCGCGGCGAAAGCGGAGATCGACAAGAACGCGCAGAATCTGCGGCAGCTTATCACAAAGACGGCTGACAGCATTTACAGCTACGTCGACGAGATAACGCAGAATCTGTCCTCTGTATACGTTGCCAAAAGCGAGTTCGGCACGTATCAGGAGACGGTAAACACAACGATACAGCAGACGGCGAAGCAGACCGTCGAGAGCTATGATTTCCAGAGCCAGATCGACGCGGTGAATTCCCGCGCGGACAGCACGGACAGATTCGTGACGACCATACGCGGGGAGATACGGCGCGGGCTTATCACCGACCCCGAAACCGGCGAAACGCAGATGGGCATCGCAATAAGCGAGAACCTCACGTTCACGGGCGAGACCGAGGAAGAAAACGGCCTGACGTATTATAAGCTTGCGCCGGGGCAAACGCTTGGCCTGTACACCGCGACCGGCTGGCAGTTCTGGATAAACGGCTCCAAGCGAGGCTGGTTTGACAGCGAGGACGGGATGCTGCACGTTGCGAACATCGTCGTTGAGGACAAGCTCCAGATCGGCGACGGATGGCTTATGACTACGACCGGAGGCTTCGGTCTCCGCTACACAGGAGGATAATATGCTGACTGGATATATACGCGGGCAGGAACTGAGGATAGGAGGCAACGATGAGTAAAACAGGACAGGGACTCGCAGAATATGCAAAAGCACAGTTAGGCAAACGCGAATTGTGGCGCGATGTCGTCGGCTACGAGGGGCTTTACCAAGTGAGTAACTTTGGGCGGGTTAAGAGCTTGAATTATCATCGTAGCGGCGAGGAGCGCGTGATAGTACAGCGGCAAGACAGATACGGCTACAAGGCGGTTAACCTCTCAAAAGACGGCGTGGCAAGGCAGATAAACGTACATAGGCTTGTGGCAACTGCGTTTATTGATAACCCTGATTATCTTCCGCAGGTGAACCATAAAGACGAGGACAAGACCAACAACGCCGTTGATAATCTTGAATGGTGCACCGGCAAGTACAACATGAATTATGGGACTCACAACAAGCGCTGCGCCGACGGCATTTCAAAGCCTATTATTCAGATTGATTTATCAACCGGAGAAGTAACTCTTTGGAAGTCCGCAACGCAGGCCGCGGCCGTACTTGGCAAAGACAGGCGTGGGATTTGCCGCATGTGCCACACCGAGAAGGAACACGGCGGATATGCTTGGAAGTTTGCGAATGGAGGAATAACAGATGAAAACGGCATCAGGGTTAGTTGAGTATTCAATCGCCCAGCTTGGCAAACCGTATTGGTACGGCACCTTCGGGCAGACGGCGAACGCCGGACTGCTCGCAGCCAAGCGACAGCAGTACCCCGGCTATTACACAGCCGGAGATTTCCCTGCGCAGTACGGGCAGAAGGTGCATGACTGCGTCGGCCTCATCAAGGGCTACCTTTGGTGCGACACACCGGACGGCGAGCCTATATACAAAGCATCGCAGGACGTTGCGGTGAGCGGGCTATTCATGGTCTGCCCAGAAAACGGCAGCATCGACACCATGCCTGATATACCGGGCGTGTGCGTGTTTATGCGGGACATGTCCCACGTCGGCGTTTACGTCGGCGGCGGCTACGTCGTAGAGGCAACCGGCCACGCGAGGGGCGTGGTCAAAACCAAGCTTGCGGGGCGCGGCTGGGGACTGTGGGGCAAGCCTCGCTGGATAAACTACGAGGCTGATGCCACTCCTGCACAGCCCGCACAGACCGCCTCACAGGCAACCGCCTCGGCGCTGACCGTCACCGGTCTGCCGCTGCTGCGCTACGGCGACAAGGGTGAGTACGTCCGCTCGGCGCAGCTGCTCCTCATCGGGCGCGGCTACTCCTGCGGCAGGTGTGGCGCAGACGGCGAGATAGGGCAGGACACCTATAATGCAATCATCGCTTTTCAGCGGGCATCCGGCTTACAGCAGGATGGCATCATAGGCGCTCAGACTTGGGCGCGGCTGATAGGAGGTTAAGGCATGGCGTTTACTCTGGAGGACTTGGCTGTAAAATACGCAGAAACGGAAGCGCGGGGCAAGTCCAACACACACAGGATCGACACGCTGGAGAAGAACCAAAAGGCGCTTAACGAGCTGACCACGTCCGTCAAGGTACTCGCAACCGAGCAGAGCACGATGAAAACGGACATAGGCGAGATCAAAACCGGTCTCAAAACGCTTACGGACAAACCCGCCAAGCGCTGGGAGGCTATCGTAGATAAGGCAATATGGCTGGTAGCCGGTGCGCTTATTGCGTTTGTGCTGGCACAGCTTGGACTCTGAAAGGGGGTGAAAATATGGACTTTGGTATCGCATCCGTAGCAGCCATAACCGTGATCTGCTATCTGGTGGGTCAGGCCGTCAAGGCATCCGGCCTTGACAACAAGTGGATTCCCATCATCTGCGGCATCGTCGGCGGCATCCTCGGCGTTCTCGCCATGCTCTTCATGGCAGATTTCCCGGCGCAGGACTACATAACCGCAGTTGCAGTCGGCATTGTATCCGGCTTCGCGGCGACCGGCGTCAACGAGGCAGTCAAGCAGCTCAAGCAGTAATTAAAATCAAAGCGCCGTCCATATGGGCAGCGCAAAACAAATCCTTGTAAACCGACGACGGAGAACACATGAAAGAATCCGTTAAACAATTCTGCTCGCTTAACCGGCTCGATAGTGTGACTGTCGAGCAAATCTATACGGCGTATTTGAGGGCAGAAAATGACGAAATCAGAACTAAAACAAACGCTGACAACCCCGGGGGCGAAGTGCAAGCTGCAATTTCCCCGAGCGCTTCGGGAGGAGTTTGAGCGCGACTGCGGCTTTACCGACGAGGAGATTGCAATCCTCCGGCTACGCGCACGAGGCATGAGCGTAGTGCAAATATCCTGCGAGCTATCCGAGGCGGACTACTACAGCCCGGAAAAGGTAGAGCGGCGAATAAGAAGCATCAAAAACAAAATAGCGGAGGCAATT